AGATCGTCGGGGAACATTCTCTCAGCCTCGATTCAAAATCAGCTCGGCCCGCATTTCCGAGCCATTGATGCGCTGCGGCACGCCGACGACGTGATACGTCGCGTTGGCGATCGCGACGACATCACCGGACTTCAGCGGCGGGCCGGCGAGGTAGCGCAGGGTGTGGGTGGTCTTGGCGGCCGCGTCGAACGACATCGCGTCGACGGTGTCGAGAATGCCGGCGATCTCGATTCCGGCCGCGTCATACGGCAGCCGGCTTTGGTCGAAGCCGCGGCCGGCGTCAAACGACCAGGTGATGCGGCAGAGCGAGGCGAAGCCGGCAGGGCCGGTGGCGTAGCAGATCCGCTCCAGCTCGCCCGGGTTTCCGCCGACTGGCCCGATGTAGGCGCCGTCGAAGGTGTGGAGGGCATCATCGAACGGGCGCCAGTCGTCAAACGGCTTGCCATCGGCAGCACCCATCATGCCGCCTCGGCACAGACGATGCCGGCCGGCTCGCCGATCTGGTGGCGAATGCCGAGCCGGGTCAGCACGAGCGCGGCGACCGTCTCGGCGGGCGGCGACCGTCTCGGCGCTGTACGATTCCATGCACGCCGCGGCGCCCGATGGCTGGCGCGGGCAGAACGCTCCGCCGTGGTTGTGGATGCGGTGGCACGGATGGCACGCGACGGGCGATTCGAGACTGATGGTGTTTTTCCAGTCTCTCGTCAGGTTCTCGCGGCTGCTGTGCGAGAGCAGCACGACCTTCGGCATGCGCTCGTTCGCCACCGCGTTGGCGATGACGCTCTCTGTGCCGACGACGGCGTCGGCCTGGCACGCCCAGGCGAGCGCCAGGCGCAGCGGCCACTCCTGGCCCATGACGCTGCCGTACTCGACGCCATCACGCTCGACGTGATCGACTTCGCCTGGCAGGTGCGCGAGGTCGCCGAGCAGGAAGGTATGCACGCGGTGGTCGGCGAGGATCTCCATGAAGCGCTGCGCGTGCGGCCAGCCCTTGAAAGGCCCGCTGCCGGACGGCGCGAGGACGACGACCTTGCCGCTCATCTGCTCGCGCAGGAGGCGCGCCCATTCGCGTTCGAACGGTGCCGGGTAGAAGCGCTGCCGGTTCTTCGCGCTGGCCGGCAGCTCGGCGTACAGATGGACGGTGTCGACGTAGTTGCCGCCCATCAGCTTGCGGCGGACGCCGGTCGGCAGGTAGAACTCGGCGGCGGACTGATGCGGCAGCAGGCGGTTTTCGACGCTGCCGTGCAGATTCACCCAGCGCTGATACTGCGGCGCCTGGTGACACCAGTACTCGATCGCTTCGTCATCGGAGAGGACATTGCGCGGAATCACGCGCAGCTCGGCGATGTGCGGGTCGTGCCGGAGCATTTCCTCGCCGTTGGCGGCGACGTAGCACGTCACGGCGTAGCCCTGGTCGTGCAGATGCGCAGCGACCGATGCCGCCCACAGTGCATCGCCGTTGCCGCCCATGCGGACGATGCCGGCGCGCTTTTCCGGTTTGAGATCGCACCATGGCTCGCTTTGGCCGATGCCGGCGGCGAGCTTGCGGAAGACCAGAAGGAAGGAGTACTCGTCGCCGGCGCTGCGCGTCTGGCATTCGAGCAGAGCCCAATCCGGGAAGAGCAGGCACATCGCGTCGATGATCTCTTCCGGGACGAAATCATGCTTGTGGTCCGGGTTGGCGCCCGGCTCGCCGCGGCGCGGGTAGTGGTCGGCGTGCGGCAGGTAGAGAACGAGGTGACCGCCGATCGCGAGCACGCGCCACCATTCGCGCAGCGCAGCCTGCCAGTCGACGATATGCTCGAGCAGGTGCGAGGAAAACACGTTGTTGGCGACCCCGTCGGCGAACAGCGACAGGCGCGCGGCATCCGGGATCAGGACATCGGGCTTAACCGGAGCGCCGAAGAGCTGCAAATCCTTGCCGGAATCGAGCCCGAGCAGGTGCGGCCAGACTTTCTCGACGCCACAGCCGACATCGAAGCCGCCGGCAGCGAGGTAGTGCAGCACCTCGTGGCGGATCTTGCGGGATTCGAGGCCGTTGCTGGTTGCCGGGGTCCAGGTCATGTCGTCGTTTTCGTCGGTCGTGGTCGTGATCGTTGAGGGCCCGGTTGTCCCGGATGCGCCGAAGGAGGGGCGGCGCATCCGGGGCCGGGGTACTGCCGGGGCACGAGGAGGCGGGTTAGCCGGTGAGCAGGTCGGAAATCGTCGCGAAGCTGGCCGGCTGGCGAACGCCGGAGTCGGCAAACTGATTGAGGGTGATCTTGACCTGTCCGGTGTCGGCCTTGGTGTAGGGATCGACCGTGACATCGGCGCCACCAAAGAAGCCGATGATCAGATCGCTCCAGTTGCTGCCGAAGATGGCCGCCGAGCAAACCGTCGTGCTGGTGCCCTTGGTCAAGTTCGACGGCACGTTGTTGCTCACCGCGGCGCGATAGCCGTTGATCGGCGTCGGGCCGTTTTCCCAGATCATCGGCAGGTTGGTGCCGACTTGCGCTTTCTTGGCCGCGCCGCGCGTGCGGGTGTTGATCAGGTAGCCGGCGAGGCGATCGGGCTCGGCGTTGGCGTTGGCGCAGGCGGTTTCGAGATCTACAAAGTGCGTCCAGGCCGGCGCGAGGCCGTTGGCGCCGGCCGCGGGAGCCGTGCCGATGCCGGACGTAAAGCGGATGCCGTTATGCTGCGGCGCCGTGCCGGTACCGTTGATCGCCTGGCTTTCGAACAGCACGAGCGCCTGGCTGATCAGGTCGTTGCGGATCATCTGCTCAACGGACGGGTTGGCCTGGATCAGCGCCTGCTTCGATGCCTCGGTGTAGGCGCCGACGCGCTTCGGCTGCAGCGTCAGCGTCTGCACGGTCGGGTTGCTCTCGCTGGCCGAGCCGATTTCCGTCAGGGTGCCGATCGTTGAGCCGGTCGCCTGGCGCGGGATCGAGAGCGAACTGGTCAGACCGGTCAGGATCGTGGCGCCAAGACCGCCGAGCACCAGCTTGTTGCGCAGGAAGTCGGCCATCATGTCGGTGCGCACATCGGTTTGCACGAGGTTGCCGGCTTCGGTGGTGGTGCCGACGTTGAAATCGCGGCCGAAGAGCATCTCGTAGGGCACATACGCACCGGTCGCCGGGCGGCCGAAGACGCGCTCGACTTCCTGCGAGCACTCCCGCTCGAGGCCGGCGTGCGTCCAGTCGCCGCTGCACATCGCGCCGAGCAGGCGGGCAAAGCTGTAGCGCGACTGCTCGCGCTTGGTCATGCCGACGTCGAGCGACTGCCCCTGGTGGCGCTGGGTGATCTGCGCCAGGATGTAGTTGCGGAATTCGTCGATGCTGCGGCCGTTGCGGACGGCGTCTGCAGCGTCGTTGGGCTTGAGATACTGGCGGTACTGTTCCCCGAGCGCGGCAATCTCGGTGACGCGAGCGCGCTCGGCATTGATGATGGAATCGGGATTGAAAGGCGGCTGGTTGGTTGCCGCCGGGGCGAGGTCTTGCATGGCGATGGTCCTTACGGTGGAGTTTTGCTGGCCCGAGGCCGGCGGCGGGGAAACTGGTGCGGGTTGCGGCGCGTCGTCGAGCGCGATGGCGCGCGGCGCTGCGGCAGGCGGGTCTTCGGCCGATCGGCCAATGCCGACGGTGTCGTCGGCCGGGATGTCGACCAGCGACACCTCGAACGGCTGCCAGCGTGTGACGCGGTAGGTTGGCGGATTCTTCTGGCTGGCCTGGCGATGCAGCACGCGCTCCTGGATGCGGTAGCCGATCGAAACCTTGGGCGTCAGACCCAGCTCGATGTCGCGGCGCAGATCGGCCAGCGCGGCGCGCGGCGACAGGGCCACGGTCAAACGCACGCGGCGATCGTCGTCGAGCCGGGCGGATTCGATCTTGCCGATTGCGGCAAGCGGCGTGCTTCCGGTGGCGGTTCTGGTGTCGTGGTTGGCAAACACCGGGGCGCCGTTCTGCAGGCGCGTCAGGTCGACTTCTCCGGCACTGTGGCCGAGGATCTCCACCCACGGTTCTTCCCAGCCGTCGGCGCGCAGGTAGGGTTCTTCACTCGATGCGGCGATCTCGAGGCGCATCAGGCCGTCGCCGACTTCCTGTCCGGCACGCTCGCCGAGCAGGCGAACGTCGGCCAGCGAGCGGTGCATCGCGCCTTCGATGCGCGAGCGCTGGCCGGTCTCGGTGGCGGGCGGCGGCGTGGTGGTGTTGTGATCTTGCATGGCGGTCTGCTTTCAGAATCGGACGGAGCGGACGACGGGCGCGGAATTCTCGGCGGCGGCGGCGGGCGCGCCAGACGCCGCGGGATCGTCTTCTTCGTCGTCGGCATCGTCGGCGGGGTCTGCGGTCGGCGCCGACTGGCTCGGCAGCGGGCCGAACAGCTCTTCGTCGAGCTTGCGGTCGCGGGCGATCTGCTCCGGGTCTTCGCCGCGCTCGAGGATGATCTGGCTGCGCGAGGTGAGCCCGTACTGCAGATCGCTCTCGTTGGCCTTGGATTCCTTCGCTGGGTCGATTCCGGCCCAGCGGCGCGGACGCCAGGTGCAGGCGTCGATGTAGTCGCGCAGGCGGCTGCCGACGAGGCTCGCGTTGCGCAGCACCGCAAAGCGCATCCACTCCTCGAGCACGGGCTGATGCAGCCAGTCGATCAGATCCTGCTGCACGACCTTGTAATGCTCGCGCTCGTCGAGGATGCCGACGCGCGCCGAGGAGTAGTTCACGCCCTCGAGGTCGTTGCCGATGGTGTGGTAGCTGGCGCCGCGGGCGGCGGACCAGGCGCGGATCTGCGACTTGACGTACTCGCCAGCCTGGATATTCGGCCAGGGGCTGTCGTACTGCCGGAAGTCGTAGCCGGCCGGGATGGTGTCGTACTGGCCGGGCATCGTCGTCGAGAACTTTTCGGCGGCTTCGGTGAGCTGCTGGACTTCTTCCGGAGACAAGACTTTGCCGGCGGCGCGAGCGGCGTCGAGCACCGAGCTGATGATCTGGTCGGCGAAGCCGGGCGGCGCGTCGCCGGTCGGGCTGACGAAAAAGCCCAGACGCTCGGCGCTGTTGCGGCTGGCCACGCCGCAGGCTTCCTCGAATTTCTGCGCCATCCACAGCCGCCGGGCGCCGACCGACAGCCAGGCGATGCCGCGGACCTGTCCGGGCTCGTCGCAGGCGAAGCACAGCCGCGCTTCGCTGGCCGACAGGCGCATCGAGTTCAAGCCACCGCCCTGGCGATCGGCGGCCACGGCAGCGGTGCCGGGGCGCAGATGGTAGGCGAGCACGCGGCCGTCGGCATCGCGCTCAACGCCGAGGCGGACGGTGCTGCCGTTGGCCAGGTTTTCGTGCCGCGTGTGGTCGATGAGCCAGGGGTCGAGCACCTGGATCTGGAAGCCGAATTTACCGGCGGCCAAGCCGGTGCGGAAGCGGTAGAACAGCTCGCCGGTGCGGGCAAGCGACTGCAGCGCCAGCGCTTCCACCTGCCGCCAGCTCAGGCCGGAGGTTTCGCAGGTGCCGGCGGCGCCCCACTCGCGCCAGAGCTTTTCAATCGCGTCGTTGGCTTCGGAGTGCTGCTCGCTGCTGCGCGACTTGGTGAGCCGGCACTGCAGGCGGATGCCGGTCTGCCCCAGCACGTTGTCGCGCTGCTGGATCAGCCAGCGTTGTGCCCACTCGTTGTTGCGCGCGAGGTTGGTGGCACGCGCGACGATGGTCGGCAGCGTGCCGCGCAGATCCTCGTTGATGTGCGCCGCCGAGGTACTCCACGAATGCGCCCAATCCGGCGTTTCTGATGTCTCGAGCAGGCGCTTGGCGGTCTGCAGCGATTCGAATCGGCGCGTCTGCGCGACGGAGCACTGGTGCTGCAGCGCGTCGTTGATCCAGCCGGAATTGCTGGCTGGCTGTTGGCCGGGATCGGCGCCGAAGAGGCCGCGGAAGAAGCTGGCGATCTGCATGCTCAGCCCCGATAGAGCACGCGCGGGCGTGCTTCGAAGTTGGCGCGTCGGATCTCGCGCTCGTAGTGGGCGATGAGATCCTGGATCTCGCGCAGGGAGCGGAATTTCATGGTGCGGTCGCCGATCTGGTACTCGGCGACGTGCGCCGAGCCGCCCGAGGCGTAGGCGGCCAGGGCGGCGCGCAGATCGTCCAGCGCGCGCTGGTTGCTCGAGCGCGGATCAAGCGCGCCGGCGTTGAGCAGGTTGGTGCCGATCTGGACGGCGGTAATACCGAGGTCGACGCGCTCAGGGCCAGACGGCGAGCCGATGAAGCGCTCGACGTAGGCCCAGATAGATGCGGCGCCCGGCTGCATCAGCGCGGTTTCGGCGGCGGAGAGCGACAACGAATGCACGGTGCCGTCGCCGACGGCGCTGACGGTGACCGCCGAGACGCCGGCGGGCCAGAAAAACCGGTACTTCAGCACCCAGCCATCGTCGGCCGAGTACTGCGGCAGATCGCGAGTCCAGGCGACGGTCTCGCCGGAGCGGAAGGATTTGGGCTCGGAAGAGGAAGACATGCCGCGGATTGTGCCGAGTAGCGCGCGCCAAAAATAGGCAAGAAATTTCCGCGGCGGCGGCGGCGAGCGGGCGTGAAAAAGCCGCCCGGGGGCGGCTTTGATATTTTCGACACCTTCCGCTAACTTTTTCCGAACTTCCTGCGCCGCGCAAACCAACCGAACACCGCCATTGCCGAGACAATCCCGACCGGCCCTCCGCACAGGTACGCGGCAATCTCGACTGCCCCGGCATCGGGCGCCAGTTTGAACAGCACCAGGTTGAAGGCGCCGATGCAAAACGAGTTGATGAACGCCAGGCGGCGCCGATCGTCGCGGACGAGCAGCGACTGCATGCCGAGGCAGAAGACCAGGGCGAAGGTCGAGGCGAAGAGGAGCGCGGCGGACATCACCGGCGGCACAGCTGCTGGATTTGCCGGATGCGCCGCGGCGACAGCCCCAGCTCGTCGGCAAGGTCTTCCGCCGTTGATCCGGCTTCGACGCCGCGTGAAACGGCCTGCAGGTGGTAGCGCTTGCGGCGCGCGGCGATGTAGTGCCGCTCGCCGCCCATCTGGCGACGAATTGCCGCCTCAAAGCGCTCCCAGGCTTCCGCCGGCACTTCCGGCATTGCCGCGCGCGCCAGCTCGATGATCTCGAGCAGGCTGTCACCGCCGGACAAGCTTTTTCCTCGCCTGCGCCAGCAGCGTCGCCAGATCCGGCGTTTCGGCCGCTGGCACAGCAGCAGCAGCCGGAGTCGGCGTCTGGCTGGCTTCCGGCGCGCCATCCGTCCGCCCAGCAGCGGCTTCTCCGGCAGCCGGCGGCGTATCCTGGTCAGGCCGGCCGGAAGCACGCGCGGCGTAGAGCTTGCCGGAGCACAAACGATGCGCCGCCAGGGCGAGAATCAGGCAGTCGAGCGCCTCGTTTCGCGGCCGAATCTGCACCCATTCGACGATCGGCCGGCCAGCGCGCAGGCGCGCGCGCAGTTGCTCGGCGGCGAGCTGCGCGAAGTATTCGTCATCCGCCCACGATGCGGCCGGGAAATGCACGTATCCCGGGCCGGGCTTCTGCAGATTGAGCCGGCTGTAGATCAGCGCTTTCGCCTGGTCGACGCCGATCGGTTCGACGGGCCGGCCGCGGCGGCGCTTGGTGCGCAGGCGCTGCCGGCGGCGGCGGTCGTCCTCGATGACGTCGCGGCCCGATCCGGGGATGCCCTTGGTCGGGATCGACCACGATCGATGCGCGCAGAAGGTCTGCACCATGCCCGTGTTGTAGCCGGAGTCGATGCACGCGCGCTCGACATCCCACTCGCGCAGCTGCTCGGCTAGATCGCCCCAGACATCGGGCTGCGCCGTGTCGCCTGGCAGGATGGCGTGCTCGAGCACCCAGCACTGTTCGTCGGCGCCGAACGCGGCCAGCGTCGCTTCGAGGCGATCTTTCTGCACGTCGACGCCGGCAGTCAGGCGCAGCGGCCGGATGTTGGCCCGAATCTGCGCCGGCTCCCACGCCTCGCGGCGCGACAGCAGCGACACCGGGTCGGCGCCCTGGCCTTCTTCCTTCCAGATTTCTCCCCAGTCGGTATTGATGACGGCCTTCATTTTGCTGGCGTCCTCCTCGGCATCGACGAGGCGCTGCGCGAGCTGCTGCCACGACAGCCCGAGGCCGATCATGGTGTAAGCGGCACTGATCTGGTAGGAGTGCTTCTTGCGGATGTGCGGCTGCTCGGCGATCCAGCGGCCGGCCGGCAGCATCTGCGGCTTGTGGCCCTCCTCGATCTCGCTGCCGCAGTTTGGGCAGACGAACCACGCGGATTCAACGACCTTGCGCGCTTTCGCCGGCTCGTTTTCGCGCGGCAGGCGCAGGCGGCGCCGCAGCAGATCGCGTTCGAGGATGAAAAAGTCGCCGCAGTGCGGGCACGGCACATGCCGGCGGCGGCGATCGCCGGCGAGATACTCCTGATGGATTCGTGACTCCTGGTCCTTCACCGGCGTCGAGACGAGCAGGCGCTTGGCGCGCGTGAAATTCCGCTGCCGGTTGGCGATCAGCGTCAGCGGGTCGCCCTCGCCGCCGACATCCCACGGGAATGCGTCTACCTCATCCAGGATGACGTAGGGGATGTGGTCGGAGCGCAGCGATTCGGCGCTGTTGGCGCCCGCCTTGATGATCCGGGCGTTGGCGCCGTACTCGATGAGATCCTGGCGATTCGACGAGGCGCGCGAGGCGCGCGTGACGATCTCACCCAGGCAGGGCGTTTCGGCGAGCATCTTCTGCAGACGAGGGTTGAACGATCGGTCGCGCAGCTCGAGCGAACCCAGCACGACCATCAAGTCGCGGTTGCCCAGGTGATCCATCACGTAGCCGATCCAGTTGTACAGCGCCTCGGTGCCGCCGACGCCGGACGCCTTCATCACGACCACTTCCTCGACGGGCGAATGCTCGCTGAGGTCGTCCATGATCTCGCGCAGGTGCGGCACGCGATCGGTGCGCCACTGGCCCGGCAGATTGGTCCCGCTGACCAGCCAGCGGCGGCGTTCGGCCCACTGGCTGACGGTCAGCAAGTCGCGCGGCTGCGCACCGTGCCGGAAGCGCTGCCCGAACTCCGGCAGCGACACCGAAACCCGCTCGCACGCGCGGCCGAGCTCCTGCAGCGCGGTGTGCACGGCGTCGGACAGCTGCCAGTGCACGCGCGTCTCGTCCTGCTCGCCGTCGATCGCGTCGAGCAGCGATTCGGCGATCCGGTCGAGCTCGCGCAGCACGCGCGCCGACACCGCACGCGCCGCCTGATGCAGCAGATTCGCCGGGCGCGTGCGCTGGCGCGCATCATCGAGCGCCCGCAGCGCTTCCTGCGCCGCAATGCGCGCTTTCTCGGCGTGCAGATCGGAAAGGCTCGGGAGGTCGACAGCGGCTTGCATGATCGGCAATTAGTGTGTATGATTCATGTCATGATCAACCAGACCGGAGAACATCTGATGACCCCAGAAATGCGCACCGAAGGTGAAGCGATCCGCCAGGCGGTCGATGCGGCCGGCGCCGACATCCCGCGCAGGATGTGGCCCATCGGCGTGGTCGACCTCGAAGGCCAGCGCACGCTCATCCTGAGGGGCGAAACCACCGGCTTCCTGTACGCCGTCGGCGAGCACATCGCCGGCTTCCGGCGACGGCTGACGACCGACGAGTTCCTGCGCATCGACGAAGAACTCAACGGCAAGCCGAAGACTCCCGGCGGCGCCCGTGCCGGCGCAGGCCGCAAGCCAGCAGACGGCAAATCCGGGTCGCGCCGCCAGGTGGTGCTCGACGACGAGACGATCGAGATCTGCCGACAGGCCGGCGGCGGCGAACTGTCCGCCGGGATCCGGGCGGTGGCGGCGGCGTATCGGGGTTTGTATCGGGAGCGGTGATTTGCGGTTCATGAGGTTGCCCGGTCGACAGCATGCTTGAATTCTGGCGACCACCTACCGCCCGATCTTTGCAGCCGTTTCGCCTCGAGCAGAAGATGGCGCATTCGCTCCATGTGCTCGGCTGCCTCGACAATTGCGCCAGCTGCCAACCCATACGGAGAATGGATACCGCGAGCGATGTTGCCAAGAGATTTGACGAAGATCGAGGTTTCGCCTGTCAGCATGGTGTTTTTCTGATTCATGGATGGTCAACTCCTTTTACATTTGTCGCCTATCTCAATACTCTGTCCATGTTCACGCACAGCCGACGCAAGGTCTTCGATCGCATAAGCAATCCGCACCAAGCCAGCAGTAACCCCCATTACTGACTCAGTAAGCGACTCCACACCGACCCCTGCGGCATCAGCTGTTACGGGAATGCCTATGGGCGTTATTGCCTTCGTCAATCCGACCAGACCACCAATGATTGCATCACTCAAACTCAACTCGTCTTCGTATTGGTCATTCATGTGGTTATCCTTTTTTCCTATCCGTCGCCACCGCCCTCGCCCAAGCCTCGGCGAACCGTTGCTCCCACTTCGCCGCAGCCACCTTTCCGGCGGTGACATCCATGACAATCCGCCGGCGATAAGTCGCGCGCGGAATCGCCACCAGCAACAACTTGAGATTGCCGCGCGCGTCGCTGGCCCAGCAGCCGCGACGCGGGCGACCTTTCCCGCCATCGCTCCAGAAAATCCGGCCAGCCTTCGCCGCGTTTCGCTTGCTGCGCTTGCTCGACGTTTGATTCTGGTACGGATCAAGAAACAGCCGCAGCGCGGCCATGATTTGCTGTATCTGGCCGCTGCTGATGTTCCCGTACTGATCCAGCCGCGCGTCCGGCCCGGGCGCGATGAATTCGCCTTCCTTCAGGTATCCGTCTCGCCGCAGCGCCCGCTCAGAAAGCTTGGCGACCCGCTGCCCACCTGCGAACTGATGCCCGATGATTTCCGCCATGCCGCCATTGATGTGCTTGCCGAGCGGCTCGTCCTTCACCTTCACCACAGCGAACGGCCGCGCCTTGGTCGCCGCCTCGGTGCGCAGCGAGTTCAGCGTGACCGGCTTCGGCCGGTCAAACTGCGTCGCCATGTCCTGCCGCACCGCGTCCTTGACATCGCGCGCCAGCAGGTTGCAGGCCAGCGCCGTCGCGAAGGGGATCTGCCGCTCCATCCCGGCCAGCGCATCGAGCGCCACACCCAGGCCGCGCACTTCCACCTTGATCATTTCGCGCCCCTCCTCGGCCCGGCGCAGAAATTGCCCGCCGGCCGCAGCAGATCGCCCCCTCGCGGCGCGCGCGCGATATTGAGACACGGCGCCATCGGGCTGTGATGAATCTGGCACCAGTGCATGATGCGGTCGGGCAGCTTGGCCTTCCGATAGCGGGCGCAGCCGGCAGCGGCGCAGGGGTGATTTGCAGACTTGCTCATATGGATTGCCTCTGATTTGGTTTCATGGGATGCCCGTTTGCCTCTATCTGTGTTTCAGCGCATATGCTTTCTGCACCATTCCGAGCCGCTGATCTCCCACCATGCACGGCTGCACCCAGGTCATGCGGTCGCCGCTGATCCTGCGAAAATGGCCACGCCGGAAATGCAGCCGCGGACTACGCTTTGCTTCTGCGTCGTCGGCGCGTTTGTCGTGCGAAGCGCTGCGCTCGCCGGCCAAAATATGCAGCGTTTTGTATGTGAAAATCGGCGGCTTTCCGGCCTTCTGGCGTTTCTTGTTTATGGCGACAGGAGGCTCGTAATCAACGCTTCGAACGTTGGTGCAATTTAACGCGACAAGAACTGTTTCGACAATCGAAAATCCTCTTTGTAGATATTTGAAATCTTCTTCTGCTTCTTTCCCTATCCGGCAGTATACCGAAATGCCACGTCTGCCATTTTCTAAACGGAGCATTCCTCCGCCCATGAAGCAAAACTCATCGGCCCGCTGCCCGAAAAAAAAACCACGAATGGATTCATTGCCCAAGTCAAAGCAAAGGGCGAACGCAGTCATTGTCCCGATACGATCTCCCTTTAGAGCACCCAAGTCCGCTTCGATGAACATTTGTTTGGCAGGCAAGCGAAGCGGCATTGAATCAATAACTTCTCTGTTAATTCCGCCTACCAATTCGTCATCTCTTCCAATGTGCCATTTCGTCGCGCTGGCTATGTGACGCGATAGCCCGACAGAGCTTACTTGTGGCAAAAGTTCAGTGTCATCGGCGCAAAGCCATTCGCACAGCTTGTGCGCCTTCCCGCGTATCTGCCCCGTTGTCGCCGGCATGCTCTATCCTTTCGCCTGGCGGACGACGCTCGCCGCCAGCAGTTGATCGGCCGAGAAGCTGGCCGCAGGCGCCGGCGGCCGGGCGCCGAACTCGCGGCCGGCTTCGCTGGCGTAGAAATCCGTCCCGCCAGCCTTGGCGTTGCGCAGCGCCGCGTCGACATCCGGCCCGTAGCCGAATTCCCGGAGCGCATCGACGAAGGCAGCGGTCTGCGGCATGAGGTCGCGCAGGCGCGGGCGGTGGTCAGAATGGCTGGTCATCGCGCGCCCCCACGCCCAGCCCGCAAGCTCCGCAGCGCCCGCGGCAGCGACTTGCGCAGCAGACGGCGGACGGCCTTCAGCTCGCGCCCGATGATCGCCTCGCGCTCGGCACGGTCGGCGGTGATCGCCAGCAACGGCGCCGTCTGATCCACCAGCCGTTCGAGCGATGCGCGCACAGCGATGCGCGCAGCGTCGAGCCGAGCGCGTGCGCCTCGCGGCGGATCGCCTCGAGCGGGTACCGCTGATGCGTGCCCTGTGCGATGTCGATCAGCGCTGCCTTGTTGTTCGCGTCGAGCCGCACTCCGCGGTGTAGTGCTGCAGGCTCGTCCGGCCGTCGTCCGGCGTCTGTGGGGCGTTTTCTGCGCCCGCGTCGATGTCGGAGTCGTCCGCAGCCGGGAAATCCTCGCCAGCGCGCACGGCGGCAGCCGGCGCGGCGGTTTC